CCGATCTTTCAATTTGCAGTGATGCACTAATTATGCTGGGGGCCTCGCCCCTTTCGTCGTTTGAAGAAGGTACTAGCGCAGCGCAGGCTTGCGACAGACTATATCCAGACCTTCGAGACAGTCTTATTGCCCGGTATCCTTGGAGCTGGTCTTTCAAAAAAATACAGTTAACTCGGCTGGTAACGGGCCCGCTTAATGAATGGGATTACGCCTATCGTCTGCCCGGCGATATGTTGTCTGGCGTTCACGCGGTGTTTGCCAGCAGCGGAACGAATGAAAATCCTACTCGGTATGGGTGGGAAATCTACGGCGAGGATCTCTATACGAACCTAGAGACGGTTTATATCGATTATCAGGCGACAGTAGCCGAGACCAAGATGCCGGAATACTTTGTTATATTATTACGCACAGCCATGGCTGCCGAGCTGGCTATGGTTATTACGGACCAAATCACCAAATCAGACTATTACCGAGGCTTGGCATACGGAACGCCCGGCGAGAACGGTAGGGGCGGACTGATGCGGGAAGCTATGAATATCGACAGCCGCGGTAAATCACCGCAAATTATCGAGGACTATGCTCTTATTGACGTGAGGGGCTAATGACACGGATCGTCCAGTTTCAGACTAATTTCAGCTCGGGCGAGATTGATCCTCTATTGCGGGCCAGAACAGACCTACAGCAGTATTCAAACGCCATGGAGACAGCGACGAATGTCTTGGTGCAACCACAAGGCGGGGTGCGCCGGCGGGATGGATTAAAGCTGATATATGATTTTGCAAACAGCTACAGCGTTTTCAAGTTAATACCTTTTCAATTCAGCACCGATGTTAGATATATTCTTGTCGCAGTTCCGGGGTATATATTTGTATTCCGTGATGGTGTTTACAAAACATTTTTTGCGGTTTCTAATCTAACAGCAGTGACTATTCCGGCTATGCGCTACACGCAAGCCCTTGATAGTCTGATCTTGGTGCAAGAAGATTTCAAGCCTTACTTAATTGTTCGCAATAGCGATACGAGCTGGTCTGTTTCTCAGATCGATACGACGCAACCTAAGTATGGGTACAGCGTTACCAGCACAGTTGGATCATCCGTCGGAACACATGGTGTTATTGAGGTCACCGCTGCAAGTGGCAATTTTCTGTTTATTGCTAAAGTGTCGTCCGGTGGCGCAAACGCAAATATCTTTACCAGCGCTCCGTCAGTCTATGAAGGCCAGTATATTGACGTATACCCGCTCGGCCGGCTGCGTATTATCAGAAAGCAAACAGATTATTCACTGAAGGTCTACGCAGAAGCTCCCCTGTTTAACACAGACGAGATTGCGCCGGGTGATTGGTCTCTTGAAACCGGCTACGAAGATACGTGGAGCGCGACGCGAGGATGGCCGCGGACCGCAGAGTTCCATGAAAACCGTCTTTATTTTGGTGGCAGCAAGTCTCGGCCAAACACTGTGTGGGGCAGCCGGATTGGTGACTTCTATAACTTCAGCCCCGGCACCGGCCTAGATGATGAAGGCATTGAGGCGACAATTAACACGTCGCAGCTCAACAGTATTATCGAGCTTAATAGTGGTCCGGATCTCCATATCTTTACAACGGGTGGTGAGTTTATTCTCGATCAGGCCCAAGGCGAGCCGGTCACCCCGTCTAATATCATGGTCAAGAACCAGAGCCGTTACGGTATTCGAGAAAACGTGCCGATTGCAAACATTGGTGGATCAACCTTGTTCGTGCAGCGTAGCGGTAAGTCTCTTATGAGCTTTGAGTTCAGTGACACAACAGCAAGCTATCAGGCGACCCCGATTAGTATTCTCAGCTCGCATTTAGTCAATACGCCGGTCGATATGGCCGTTCGTCATTCGACTTCAACCGACGAAACAGACCGAGTATATCTGGTTAACAGCGACGGTACGATGACAGTGTATTCGATCTTGTCGCAGCAAAACGTCATTGCGGCCAGCAAGTTTACAACAAGTAACGGTTCTGGATCCGGCAACGGCAGTTTCAAAGCGGTTGCAGTAGATCTCACTGATACGTATGTCCTTGTCACCCGGGTCGAGGGCGGCATAACTAAATACAGTTTAGAGAAGTTCGACGAGGATATTCTTGTCGATTGCGCATATACCGGCGGAGCTGCAAGCGGCGTTACGGCTGGTAGGCTTGAGGGATCTACAGTTGAGATTATTCGAGACGGGATCGTAGAGCCGACGCAAACAGTTCCGTCAGGTGGTGCTATCACGTTCGTATCGCCAGCAACAACGTCGTATCAGGTTGGTTTAGGTTTTGATGTCGAGATCAAGACTATGCCGGCTGAACCGCGCCTTGCCCAAGGTACGGTACAAGGTGTTCAAAAGCGGATTATCCAAGCAGATATCTTGGTAGATAATACACAAAATATGGTAATTAATTCTCAGGAAGTACCGTTCCGGGCATTTGGCGTGGCTGTATTGGATGAGGCAGTTGAGGAGTTTACAGGTTTGAAAACCGTCCACGGACTGCTAGGATATGCAAAAGACGGCCAGATCACTATCACGCAGTCTGCGCCGCTTAAAATGAATTTGCTGGGCATTGAGTACCGGCTGAGTGTAGGAGACTAAAAATGGTTCAGTTTGCTTTTGCCGCTGCGGTTGCTATGGGCCAGTTATATTCTGGCCGGCAACAACAAGCGATGTATCGGGCGCAGGCAGCTCAGGCTAAATTACAAGGCCGTAGTGAGGCTATACGACATAAACTAGAAGCGGGTCTAGTTCTGCGTAAGCTGAACGAAACGCTGGCTACGTCGGTTGCTCGGGCATCTGGAGCTAACATAGATCCGTTTAGTGGATCTGCATTATCATTGCAAAACTACGCATTACGTGAAGGTGGGCGAGATTATGAAGCAGCTCGGGATAATGCCACAATAGCCCAGAAAAACTCCGAGGCGACCGCTAGAATGTATGAGAAGGCAGGCAAGGCAGCATGGACCTCGGCACTGGTTCAAGCCGCTGGTACGCTCGGTATGGGCGCTTACGCGCAAGGTCAAGCAGGATGGCCTAGCTTTGGCGGGAATACGGCAGGCGGCAGCATGGCTACAACGTCGTTTAATAAAATGTCAGGCACGTTACAGCCTAAAACATTTGATTATTAGGGTAGATAGATGGCAGACGCACCACGTTATAAAACCAGTGTAGATCTCAGAGAGGCACCGAGTCTTGGCGGTCAAGCCTCTCAATCCGCGTTTGCGCAGAAAGCTAACATTGGCGAATCTCTAAGCCGAGCCGTTGGCCGTATGGCCGATTTCGAGTTTCGGCGTATGGAACAAGAGCAAACGATAGTCGGAGCTCGTATGGCGCAGGAGCAGGGAGCTCGCCCGACATTGCGGGGTTTAGCTGCCAAAGGCGGGCCGCAAACTATTGCAGAGCGTGAGGCTTATCGCGTTGCTAATGAGATTGCCGCAACGGAAGTAGAGACCGAAGCTCTACGCAAAATGACCGAGCTTTCCACGCAGGCAGAAATTAACAAAACACCGTTTACGCAATTCCAAGCACAAATGGCTGATATCGTCGATGGGTTCCCGGCAGCGATCTCAGATCTTGATCCGGCAACCGCTGGGGTATTGCGAGCACGTCTTGGCAGTGCTGCAACCGACGCAGAAATGCGATACAGCAGCTTCTATAACAAATTGCAGATCAGCGAGATACAAGGCCGGGCCTTGCAGGGTATCGCAGCTCGTGAGCAGAATATCGATCTGTTTGCCGGCAGTGACGCATATACACCGGAAGGACTAGAGCAAAAACTTACAGATATGGCCGAGTTCATGCGCTTGCGTCAGTTCGACGAGAAAGATATCTCGACGGCTATTGTCGGTTTACGTACCCGGGCGAAAAAAGCCGAGATTATTGGCGCTTTTCAAAGATTACCGGATTACCAAAGTAAAACAGCCTATTTAGAACAATTACAAAAAAAGCCTCCTAAGGAGCTTGGCGTCGAAGATACGCGCACATTGAGCCGCAGCTTGCAAACAGAGCTGGGCAATCACACAACATTTATGAAATCGGCGGCTACACAGCTATCCGCAGACATTAAAAACGCACGTGATGTTTTGGAAAAAGGCGGGGATCCCGGACAAGAGCAGCTCGTAAAAATGCTAGGACGTATGGAGCAGTTAGGCGAGTTCGGAGCAAAGCAGCGCGAAGAATTACAAAGCCTAACTATTTTACGTGATGGCCTGTTGTCATTCCGCAAAATGGCTCCGGCACAAATGATTGATAATATAAATCAGTTACGCGCCGGTATACAGGGTATTGGTGGCCCGGGCATGGACACCGAAGTCGAAACAGATCTGGTTAATGCAGCCGACAAATTATACAACACAGCAAAAAAAGAGCTTGCCTCAGACCCGTTAACCTACGCAGCTCGAGTTGGTGTAATAGATTTTAACCCGCTTTCAATAGGTGAGAGTGACGAGGAAACCATTGCATCGTTTACTGAACGTAAACAGGCCGCCAAAGATATTTCTAATTGGGCCAAGGTAGACGTAAAGTTTTTCACTGATGCCGAGGCGTCAGCAATAACTAATCAGCTCAAAAACGGTGATAGCGTACAGCGTCTTGG